TTTGCTGGGTTATTCTTAAAAGGCGATGAGATCACGGCATTCAGAAACGAACACAGACCCGCTTATTGGGCTGTCAAACACGATTCACTTTACATAGCGTCAACAGCCGACATAATGATTAGAAGTCTGCTCAGACCGATACCTTTAACAGCCAACGAGGTCTATAAATGGACGGTTTAGCTGGATACCTCAGTTATCACCGTCAATCCTCAATAGCGAGGGATATAGACCCTCAAAATGACTGTTTACAGTATGTTGCCAACAGATTTGAGCTAAATATGGAACAACGCTACTGGTTAGCATTTCTGTTCGGAACTTGTTACTGCGCCCCAACGGTCTATTACATATACAACGAATTTCCTGATTACAATACTGTAAACATTGACAGGCTTGAGAAATGGTGGAAAGCAAACAAAGACCGATTGGTGTTCCAAACCGACAGACAGCGAGTAAGGAGCAACGACCAGTTTGTTCAATCATTCATTTCTTATCGTCAAATTGTGGGTAAGAATCAAGAAAACCACTTTAGTGCGTTTAAAAAACAAGACCCCAAGGCTACCTATGCCAATGCGTTCGAGAGCATGTCTGACGTGTTTTCCTTTGGGCGGTTTACCATGTTTATTTATCTGGAAATGGTATCGGTGCTTACTAACTGCAAAATGATACCAATTGATCTTGACTTAAAGAACGCTGAAAGTTGTCGCAACGGGTTAGCATTAGCATTAGACCGAAAAGACCTATTTACGCACGTTGTAGACAAAAAGTTAACAAAAGACGATTATCAAGACCTAAATACGGGATTGCTAAAGATAATTGACGAAATAGAAAAGCTCACAATAAATCACAAAAACCTGTTTTCAATAGAAACTACCTTATGCGCTTACAAAAAAGCAAAGCTGGGTAAACGCTACATTGGGTACTACATAGACCGAAACAGGGAAGAAATAGAAAAGATGAGTAAAAACGTACCCCAAGGCGTAGATTGGTCAGTACTCTGGGAGTTTAGAAAAACAAATTACGACAAAAAGTACCTTAAGGAACTAACATGAAACGGGTTGACCTTATAAAAATAGATCACAACGTCAAAATTGGGGATGTATGCGGTCATATCGAACCCAACATAACTGAAGACAGTATTTTCTACGATGGCGATCAACCCGTGGGCTTTTACATCAAGGAAATCACGGGCAAGCTCAAACAGCTAGTGGACGTAGCAAACGCAGAGCTACTAAGCGACAGAGTGCCTAAAACAGAAATGAGACGTTCCAGCGGTATGGCAAACCCAGCTAACGAGGTAAACCAATACAGCACCATAATCGGTTCTTGCCCTCCAAAACCACACATGAAACGCCCGTATCCAATGATTTCAGGCGTTCACAACATCAAATCAGCTCAAACCTTTATCAAAGCAATGCTATTAGCGTGTAAGGAATCTGAGGAACTGATACAAGAGATAACGCCAAGTATCTACGATGCTCAATTAGCTGTTATCAACGAAAAAGTACCACCAAAGTTTCGATTTGGCAGACTATTCACGTCAAGCATCTCAAACTTCAACATTCCAGCACCGTTTCACAGGGATGCGGGTAATTTAGAAGGTTGCGTCAACGTCATCATAGCAAAGAAAAAAAATGCACGTGGGGGAAACACAACCGTACCCGATTACGGGGCAACAGTTGACAGCAGAGACAATTCAATGTTAGTCTACCCAGCATGGCGAAACGTACACGGCGTCACGCCTATTGTGCCAACTCAGGAGGGGGGATACCGCAACAGCCTTGTTTTCTATCCTCTCAAAGCATTCAACAACTACTGGGACGAAAAGTAACTATTTCCCCTTAATAAAAATGCCAGCACTTCACGTACCTACTGAAAACGATAAAAAGCAAGTCGAAATATCGGCTGGGCTTGGCTTACCTCACGAACAAATTGGGGCGCTTATCGGTATAGACGACAAAACCCTACGCAAACATTATCGACAACAGCTGGACATTGGGAAGGCTAAGTCAAGTGCGGCTATTGCCAGGTCACTTTACAACAAGGCTATGGGCGGGGATACGACAGCAATGATATGGTGGACAAAAGCCCAAATGCGCTGGTCTGAGACGGTAAAGAATGAAGTAACAGGCGCTGATGGCGAACCATTCGATATTCAAATTACCTTTGTAAAGCCAAAAGATGAATGAAGTCATAGAGTACGATGAGGAAGTAATTGGCAGAACGCTGTCTAAAATAGAATTTCCTCTCAAACTCGAATGCCTATTCAACCCAGCTCAAGCCCGTTACAGAGTGCTTTGGGGCGGTAGGGGCGCATCTAAGAGCTGGAACGTAGCAAGAGCGTTGCTTATCAAAGGGTACAAAAAACAGTTGAGAATACTGTGTGCCCGTGAATACCAAACATCTATCAGGGATTCTGTTCATAAGCTGTTGAGCGATCAAATCATAGCAATGAACATGGAATCGTTCTATGAGATTACTCAAAACAGCATCAGGGGTCTAAACGGTACTGAGTTTGCTTTTGTCGGTCTCAAAAACAACGTAGCAAACGTAAAATCATACGAGGGTATCGACATATGTTGGGTTGAGGAGGCGCAAAGCGTTTCAAAGTTTAGCTATAACGTACTCATTCCAACTATCCGTAAAGAAAACAGCGAGATATGGATAACGTTCAACCCAGAGCTAGAAACAGATGAAACGTATCAGCGCTGGGTGATTGCTCCACCAGATGGGGCTGTCGTACAAAAGATCAACTGGAGCGACAATCCCTGGTTTCCAGAGGTGTTGAAACTTGAGAAAGACGCACTCAAAGCCCGTGACTTGGAAGCATACAACACGGTTTGGGAAGGCGTTTGTCGGCAGACGGTGGACGGTGCTATATTTGCTAAAGAGCTACAAATGGCAGAGCTGGATGGACGCATAACCCGTGTACCTTACGATGCGACCAAACCCGTTCATGCGATATTCGATTTGGGTTGGAGCGATGCTACAGCGATTTGGATACTGCAATTTATCGGTATGGAAACCAGGATAATCAAATACATTGAGAACAGTCAGCAAACGATTACTTGGTACTTGTCACAATTTCAATCATTCGGGTATGTATATGACACACTTTGGTTGCCTCATGACGCTGAGAACAAGACGTTGGCTGGAAATGGTCGCAGTATTGAAGAAATTGTCCGAAATTCAGGCTACAAAACCCGCATAGTGCCTAAAGTGCCTGTTGTAGATTCAATCAACGCCGCACGTACAATATTCCCAAATTGTTATTTTGATAGAGAAAATACGCATCAAGGGTTACAATGCCTCAGACATTATCGGTATGAGGTAGACCCAGAGACGGGAATGTTCAGCAAAACGCCTCTACACGATCAATACAGTCATGGTGCTGATGCCTTTAGGTACATTGGGCTGATGATAAACGAACCCAAAAAGCCGATTAGACAAAAAGCAACGATGCAAATACCTACAAGTTGGATGGGATGATTATGGCAAGCACATACACAGCTGAAGAATTTGATGAGCGTATTACTGAGGCGCAAGAATACCTTAGACTTGCTTCAGACGCTGATTCTAACAACCGTCAAGAGGCGCTTGAAGACCTCAAATTTGCCGCTGGAGACCAATGGCCTGTTGAGATTCAGAACAGTCGCACATTAGAAGCAAGACCTTGTCTCACAATCAACAAAATTGACCCCAACGTCAGGCAAATTACAAATCAAATTCGTCAACAAAAGCCCAGGATGAAATGCCACGGGATGAACAACGAATCAGACAAGAAACTTGCTGACATTATTTCGGGCATATTCAGACACATTGAGGTTCAATCAGACGCTGATGAAGCGTATGACAACGCAACAGACTTTCAAGTAAGGATGGGCTGGGGATATTGGAGAATCGTTACAGACTACATATCTGAAGATTCGTTCGACCAAGACATCTACATCAAACGTATTACAAACCCTTTCACCGTCTATTTTGACCCTAACAGCGTAATGCCAGACGGTTCAGACGCTGAAAAGTGCATGATTACAGAGGTCGTGTCTAAAAACGTATTTAGGGCTATGTATCCTGATGCTGATGTAGACGGGTCAGGTTTCAACACAAGAGGCACGGGTGATTCGAACCCTGATTGGGTAATGCGTGAGGATATTCGCATTGCTGAATACTTCTATACCAAACGGGAACAAGTCAAATTGCTCCTGTTAGCCGATGGACAGAAGTTTTATGAAGACGAAATACCTGAAGAATACAAACCTTTTGTTGTAGACAAACGGGATACATTACGCAAAAAGATTCATTGGTGCAAACTAACAGGAATGCAAATACTTGAGGAAGGCGTTTGGGCTGGTAAATATATCCCAATCATTCCTGTGTACGGTCAACAGCTGATAGTTGAAAACAAACGTAAGAAATACGGGTTGGTCAGAATGGCTAAAGACCCGCAACGTATGTACAACTTTTGGACTACAGCGTTAACTGAATCAGTCGCACTTGCCCCTAAAGCTAAATGGTTGCTTGCTGAAGGACAAGATGAGGGTCATACAGAAGAATGGGCTAATGCCAACATCAAGGCTTACCCTGTATTGCGCTACAAGCAAAAAGACATTGACGGGATGCCCGCACCCCCACCGATTCGTCAGCAACCTGAGCCGCCACCAACAGGCGTTATCTCTGCGATGGAGGTAATCAACAATGATTTAAAAAATGTTTTGGGCGTATTTGACCCAAATCAGCTACCAACAGGCAACATATCAGGCAAAGCGTTACAAGGTCAGCAACAGCAGATCGACATGACGAATTTCCATTATTACGACAACTTCACCAGGTCATTGCGCTGGACGGGTAAGGTAATATTGGACTTGATACCAAAAATTTACGACAAAGAACGTGTTGTCCGCATCATTGGTGAAGACGGTAAACCAGACCTGGTTACGGTAAATCAGCAAGGTCAGGATGAAAACGGTGTCGAAAAAGTGCTAAACGATGTCACCGTGGGTGAATACGATGTAGTGATGGATACTGGTCCAGGGTTTAACTCTAAACGCCAGGAAGGTGCTGAAATGATGATGGGTTTGTTTAGTGCTGACCCTGCATTACTTCAAACCGCAGGTGATTTGCTCTTTAGAAACATGGATTTCCCTGGTAGCGACATCATTGCAGATCGTCTTGCCGCCGCAAATCCGCTTGCTCAGATTGACGAAAAGTCCAATGTGCCGCCTCAAGTTCAGATGCAACTGGCGCAAAGTCAACAGACTATTCAACAGCTACAACAAGAGCTACAAGCGTTACAACTGAACTTAAAATACGGTGTAACGGTCAAACAAGTTCAAGAGCAAGCTGAAACAGCTAGGGAATTGATGCGTCAAACCAACAAGGCTCATGAAGTTGAAACAATGGCTCAAGTCAAAGTTGACGACCAAAACACCCGTGCCACAACAGCGCAGAACAAAATTGAGATTGAAGCGTTCACCGATTTGTTGCTTCACCACATGGACACAAGGCGTTTGGAGCAAAAGCTCAAAGCTGAAAATGAAGAACAACGTAAAAATGAGGAAAAAGCGAATAAAGACGTAGAGGCAAATAAGCCGCAAACTGCTTGACGCTTGAGTAATTTCGGGTTATATTGCCCTAAACCTTACTGGTGAGGCACACCAGCACAAAATCGGAGCTTGAGAAATCATGGCTGATAGAGAAGCAAGTAATGTAATCACCAGCGAAAATTCAGGTGAGTTTTATGCCAATAAACTTGGTTTAGCAACTGAAACATCTAGTGAGGCTGTTGTTGAGGATACTCCAATAGAGCCAGTAGAGACAAATCAGGTGAGTGAACCAAAGGCAGACGACAACACCAAAACGACAGAGGAGGGAAAACCCAACCCCAAAGTCAAAATGCGGTTTGATGAGGTAACTAAAGCCAGAGATATGGCACGTCAGGAAGCTGACCGTGAGCGTCAAAGGGCTAGTGATCTTGAAAGGCAGATTGAAGAACTGAAGAAAACCAACAGTCCTACACAGACTTTTGATAACGATTCAGAGCCACAACCTTCACAATTTGCAGATGCGTTTGAATACGCAAAAGCATTGAGCGAATGGTCTGCTGAGAATGCTGTAAAGCAAATGAAAAGGGCTGAAGCTGAATCTAAGATTGCCGCCGAACGTGCAACAGTCATTGAAGCATGGCAAAAGCGACAAAACGATGTGAAAGCTGAAATACCCGATTATGAGGACGTAATATCATCATCTGAATTGACCGTTAGCGACCAAGTCAGAGATGCGATTATTGAGAGTGATGTTGGACCAAGAATCCTGTATCATTTAGCCGAAAATCCTGAAGTTGCTGAAGCATTGTCCAAGAAGTCCGTAATATCCGCATTGAGAGAAATTGGAAAATTGGAAGCAAGGTTTGAACGTAAGGACGAACCAACTAAGCCTGTCGCAACTAAATCGAATGCGCCCACACCGATTAAACCGCTTAGAGCGACATCTACTGTGGCTGATGTGAGAGTTGATTCAAACGGTCAATTTCATGGAACATATCAGCAATGGAAAGAGTCACGCAGAGCTGGTAAGATCAGGTAATAAACAATTTTTCATAGGAAATTATCATGTCGAATAATCTTTTGACGATATCAAAAATCACCAATGAAGCCCTCATGGTGTTAGAAAACGAGTTGACCTTCACAAGCGAAGTGGATAGAAATTACGATGATCAATTTTCCGTGGTTGGAGCTAAGATTGGTAACACAGTTAACGTTCGCAGACCTGGTAGGTTCATTGGTACTACTGGTCCAGCGCTTAATGTGGAAGACTTTAACGAAACTTCAGTACCTGTCACACTTTCCACGCAATTTCACGTAGACACTCAGTTTACAACTCAAGATTTGGCATTGTCTTTAGACATGTTCTCTGACCGTGTGTTGAAACCAGCTGTTGCGGCAATTGCTAACAAGATTGACAGAGACGGTTTGAATACTGCTTTGTACAACACAGCTAACATCGTTGGTGTTGCTGGTACACCCCCAACAGGATTGATTACATTCCTGACAGCGGGTGCTTACCTAGACGCTGAAGGTGCGCCACGTGATGGCAGACGTTCATGTATCATCGAGCCATTCACAACTGCAACAATCGTTGATAGTTTGAAAGGTTTGTTTGTGCCACAAGAGGCGATTTCTGAGCAATACAGAAAAGGTCTTATGGGCAGAGACAGCGCAGGGGTAAATTGGCGTCTTGACCAAAACGTTGTGTCACAAACGTTTGGTTCATATTCAGGCGTAACGCTACAAACTAACACAACAACCTTTACGGGTGCGTTAACAAGTGGCTGGTCACAATTCTCCACAATCACAATCAACACAGCGTCTAGCACAGCTACTGTAAACGCTGGTGACGTGATTCAGATTGCTGGTGTATATGCAACCAACCCACAAAACCGTCAAGCGTATGGCTCTGGTAAACTGCGCAACTTCGTTGTTATGGCTACTACTGCTCTTACAACTGGCGGTAACGCTGTTCAAGTTTCTCCAGCGATTATTACTGGCGGTCAATTCCAAAACAGTATCATCATCGGTTCTACTTCTGCAACAGCAACAGTAACACCATTCAACAACACAGGTACTTTGTCACCACAAAATATCATGATGCACCGCAATGCGTTTACGCTTGCAGTAGCTGATTTAGAGTTGCCTGAAGGTGTACATTTCGCTGGTCGTGCTAGTGATAAAGAAGTCGGTTTGTCAATGCGTGTAGTACGTCAGTACACAATTAACAACGATTCAATCCCAACACGTCTCGATGTGCTGTATGGATGGGCACCACTCTACCCTGAGTTGTCTTGCCGTATTGCCGCTTAATCAACATAAAGGAAATTCAAAATGAGTAATCCTGGACCAGCAACCACAGTATCGGCACACCCAAGTAATGTCACAACGAACCAAGCGTTGCGTCTTATCGGTGTTGCCAAAGGCGTTAACTTAGCGGCAACTGGCTTCACGCCTGTACCAGTCGTTAACAGCACGGCTTATTTGCCAAAAGAAATGATTGTTACCAACGTGAATAACGCTGGTGCGGTTGTTTCATTGTCAACTTCTACCGCATTGGGCATCACAACTACAAACGCTGGGTCACCATCCAGTTTGTTTGGAGCTTTGACTACTACTCAAATTGCGGCTTTGTCTACAGCAGTTTTAGGCACGGCTTATGTTGATTCAAGTTCAACCAGTTTGTCTTACGCTAACCAAACTTTATATGCTAACGTAACAACTGCTTCAGGAGCAACTGGAACGGGTGACGTATATGTCTATGGTTACGATTTCAGCTAATTGGGGCTGATTTCAAAGGAGAAGTCACCCCCAAAAAGGGTGGCTTTTTTTACATTTAACAGTACAATTTAATCGTTTTTCAAAGGAAAAATCATGTCATCTACCACTCTTACCCGTGGAAACGCCCACGCAACGTTTTACATCGCACCGAATATCACGCCATCTCAAGTTGCGGCTAGTACCACAGCTGTTCAAACTTTCAACGTTCCAGGTCTTTTAACTACTGATTACATTCAATCAGGCGGTTACATTGCTAACCAAACGACAGGCATTTTTATTGCTGAGTCTGATTGTTTAACCAATGGCGTATTAACTGTTCAATTTGGTAACGTAACTACTTCTGCGGCTACTCCAGCGGCAGGTGTTTACGAGTTTCAAATCGTGCGTTATGAAGGTCCAGCACCAGCGAATGCGGTTTAATCATGGCAAATACAAGCGTTTTTAGACCAGTTGGTCCATCTTATGCTGTTGCCGTTTCAACAACTGCTTCAACTGCCTTGACTGTTACCCCAGCTGGTAACGATCAAATCAATTATTGCGGTTTTTTAAATACGTCTGCTAACCCTGTTGCCTTAACA